GCCTCGTCGATAGTCCAGCGGCGGCCGAATTGAGCCGCCGCCGGTATCTGCCTGCATGCGATCAGGCGCAGCACGGTCCGGTCTGACACGCCGAGCATTTCGGCGGCCCGCTGAACCGTCACGCGCATCACTGCGAGTCCTTTGCGTACTTGCGCCGCGCCTTTTCGAGGCAGCGCATCCGGTATTCCGCGCTCGTCGCGATATAGCCGCCGGACTCAAGACGATCCGGACGCATGCACTCCTGCCACGCCACCATGTACGGGTCGCGCGGACCGAAAAGCGCTATCGCGAGCGCCAGCACGAGAAAACCAAATACGGCGATCAGCATGTATTTCACGGGTGTCTCCTATGCTTTCTGCACGCGAGCGACACGCAGGACGCTGGCGGTTGTTTTTCGGATTTCGTCGAGTTCGTGCTGGACCGCCGCCGTCGCTTTCTCAGTAAGCTCGACGGCCGCTTCCAGTTCGCGCTCAAGCGCCTCGACGCGCGATAGAGCGCGGTCACGCGCCTCGATGCACTGACGAAGCCGGACCTTCTGCTCGCGCACGGTGGCCTCTGCCGCCTCGGCTCGCTGCTTCCAGACGGTGACGTATTCGGTGAGGTGCTGCATGGCGCGGATCGCCGCGTCTGCCCAATCGGTCATGACTTTCTCCTTCAGCCGCTTGGCGAATATCACCGCGCGTTTCCTGTGCTCGTCTGCGCCTCGACAAGCGGGTACAGCGATGGCGGTTGCCAGCCGTCCGGTTTCAGCACCTTGCCGTCATCGCGACGGCGCACCTCGTAGACGTGGCCTTGCCCTTTGCAGGTCGGGCAGGGCGCTTCTTCGCCGTCCATCGCGATGACCCCCGTCGCTCCGCAGCTCGTGCAGGGATGGCGGATCTTGGCGATATTCGAGCGGTGGACCTCATCCCATAGAGACTGCGGGTCGAGATCGAGCGCGTGCATCAGGCCGACGATGACGTAGATCGAGTCGATGCAGGCGTCCGCGACCTCTGTCAGCGTGCTGATATCGCCAGCGCGCATATGAGCGTCGTATGCCTCGCGCAGTTCCGCGATCTCCTCGTCGACGAGCCGTCGATAGAGGGCCGCTGTCTCTGCGCCGGGATGCTGCTCGCAGTAGCGCATCCACGAGGCTTGATCGGTGAATATGAGATAACTCACGTGTCTTTTCCTTTCCCAATTACAAAGAGCGCGACGGTGAAAACGCCGACGGCCGCTCCGATCCACGTTCCGAGGAGAAACCAGAAAAACGCGCTCATCTGTTTTTCCGATACAGCGGGTACAGACGAGCGTGCGACGATGTCACGGTAGCGCGACGAACTCCGACCAGCGCGACGCGCTCAGTCTTTGTCCAGCGCCGCAAAGCGCTGCCCGCCATCGCGCCCCACGCATTGACGTGCGTCGGTTGCCCGGTGATCGGCTCGACCGCCTGCCGCATCTCCTCGCCGATAAACTCAGACCCAGCAGGCAGAGACTCGAACCACGCGGTGATCGCGTCGTTGTATGCGACTCGCCACTCGGTCGTTTGATGCTGCTGAACCTGCTGCATCCCGAAGTCGCGCATCAGCGCGGCAGTCGTGTCCATCGCGTCACTCCTAAAAAGGGATCTCGTCGTCGAAGTCGACGCGGGGCGCAGGCTTGGCCGGAGCGGCCGGGCGCTCTGCAGCGGGTCGAGCGTTCTGCGCGGGGGCAGGCGCTGGCGCGGCAGGCTTTTCGTCTCGCGGCGCGTAGGCCGAGATCATCACGCGATCTGCGCGATCCGGGTTCGCCAGATACTGCGCCTCCATCGTCACGATCAGCGAGTCGAGCGCGACGAACACGCTTCCGTCATCGCGCTGATACAGCGCTCCGACGTTTCGCGTGCGGGCGCGCGTCGCTCCGGTCTTGTCGGTGTATTCGCCCGTCTTGATCGTCAGGTCGTGCGTCTTACGTGCTGGCATCGTCTTGTTCCTTTTCTTGCGTATCCGGCTCGCGCTTGAGCACGACCAGCTCGGAGGCTGGAACGCCGATAATTTCAGCGGCGCGGACGATCAGGTCCGTCCGCATCATGCGCGCGCCGGCCTCATGCCAGCGCACCGTGTTGACCGACACGCCGAGCTTTTTGCTCAGGTCGCGCAACCAGACCTGATTAGCGCGGCGCGTGTCGCGGAATTGCGCTCCTAGCGCGGCCTCAAGATCACCCTTGGATGTCGGGATCGTTGTCATCGAGTGCTACTACCTCTGCTGCTATTTCCGCCGGTGGCGGGGTGGGAGTGGTCGGGCGCGAGGCGAACGCATCGAGCGCGGCCTTTGCGGACTTGCGCTTGCGTGGCGGCTCAATCGCCGCGACAGGCGCGGCCTCGCTGGGTGTGACATCGATGATGTCCATCTGCTCCTCTGCGATGGACAGACCGCGCAGCACGTCAGCGAAGCCGGCGCGCAGCACCCACGCGCGGGCTCTCATCTGAAGCATGCGGTTTCTGTACTGCTGCCACGGCCCGGCCTTGCCGAGCAGGCCAGCGCGATCCGCATCGGCGAGCGTGAATGTCTGCGCAAACTCGGTTTTGACGCCGCGCCGGCGCATCGTGCAGCGATAGCCGACGACCCCCTTGCCCTCGTCGATGGGCTCCTCACGCATGTCCTCCAGCAGGCCGGACGCCTGCACGATGGCGAGCGCTCCATCGCCCCACACACTCGGCGAGCCGTTGATGACGGCGATGCTTTGCAGGGCCGCGATGGGCGTGAGGCCGAGTTCGAGGCCGTGGATGATGCCGACCGTGATTTTCGACTCGTCGTATCCCGCCCCAGCGTTGCGCGTGTCGACGAGGTACGACTTGGGAGCCCACCCCGCAGCCGCGATGGCTTTCGCGAGGCGGAACACCTCCTCGATACTGCCCGGCACAATCGCCGCCACTGCGTTGCCGGCGGTGAGCGACGCTCGCTTCTCAATGCTCGTGATATTCGTCATGTTCATGCCTCCCGTTTGATCGTGAGACCGCCCCGGTAGGTCAGCGCTTTCTGAATGCGCTCCGGAATGATCTTTTCTTCTCGTGTCATCACCGGCCATGAGAGCCGGTAGCCCGTCGTCGTAGCTTTAGTGGCCTCGCCAAGTCGAGACGCTATCTGCCCCTTGATACCCTCGACCTCGGTCTCAAGCTCGACGAGCGCTGCCTTGCGCTCCAGATAGCGCTCGCAGAGCGCGGGCATCTCTGCGTCCGCAGTGAGATCTGCAGCCGCCGCCTTGTCGCCGTAGGCGTAGACCTTTGCAGTCGTTTCGTACTCGGCGAGCCATGTCGGCTCGACGCCCTCGCGCACGCCGCGCCAGAAAGCGGAGATCGCATCAGCGATCCGCTGCTGCGTCGGCTCGTGCCGCGCGATCTTTCCGCGCATCAGTTGATTGCCGCCGACCAGCGCGACGATCCAGCCGTGAGGCGCGTCGACTGCGCCCATCTGATGCTGTAGCTGCAGCACGTAGGGCAGGGGAGGCATGACGATCTCATCGCCATCGACCGTCCATGCGTCGCGCACGTAGTGAGCGTCGGCTGTTTTGATTTCGACCGGCGGCATGCCGGTGGCGACGATTTCGTAGTCGAGGCTCGCGCCCCAACCGTCGACGGTCGGGTGCGTCATATACCGACGCACCTTGCGGATCGATCCGCCCCAGTCGGCCCACTTGGACCGAGCCCACTCGGCGATTGCAGGCTCCAGAAACTGACCCGCGCGAACGCGGTCGACCTCGCTCAGATCCTCGGGCGGCAGACGGCCCGCCTTCTCCATCCAGAGCCGGTATCCAGACCGGAAATTGCTCAGGCACCCGATGAGGCGCGCTGATGCGTCCTCGGGCGTCTCGTAGAGATGATGGACGGCGACGCTGCCGTCAGCGTATTGCCACTGATAAAACAGGCTCGCGATTTCCGAGCCGCCGACGTAGCTGTCTCGCAGAGACAGCCATGTCGCTTCGTCCTTTATTGCTACCGCACCCATGTGTCCTCCATTGCTGCGTCATGTGCAGCGGGGAGGACACTATCAGGACGCTGATAGTTTTTGCAACAAGCCTATCAGCGCGACGATACTATTTCTCAGTCTGTTATCATCCGCCGGAAGCGGTGAGGGGCTGGACTATGGCGACGATAGCGTGAGCGCGCGTGATCTCAACGTCCTCGGCTGGCGCTGTGGACCAACCGATCAGCGTGTAGAGGCCCGCTGTCGAGCCTCTGCGGATCTCGCGGACGACTGCATGTGTCGCGCCGGCGGGCAGCACGACTGCGAGCTTGCGCAGCAGCGTTTCCGGATCACGCGGCTCGCGCTCATACACCACGTGCCAGCCTGCTGGTATCGGATGCAGGCCGTCTCCGTCGACTCGCACCGCTGCGACGTCGGCGTCCGGCGCAATGCCGGGCGGTCGATCAATCGCATCCTGCTCGCTCTCTGCCTGATAGATACGTCCGTACACGCCGACGACCCCCTCGACCTTTACGGTCTGTTTTGGCTTGGCAGGTGCGGCGGACCCGAGCAGCTCGTCGACGCTGACGCCGGCGACGGCAGCCAATCTGCTCAGAGTATCAGCGCTGAGAGACTGCGTTGTGCCGGCAAGAAAGTTGTAGATCGTGCTGCTCCGCAATCCGGCGGCCTTTGCCCACGGATGAGCTTTAAGGCCACGCTCCTGCATCACGCGCAACAAATTATCACGGGGAGTCTCACTTGCGCCAACCTTCTGGCGGGACGGCTTTCCTCGTGCCATGACTATTCTCCTCGTTTTGTCGGTGAGAGATGCGGTTCGGTCGGACAGGGCAGCGCGGGAAATACGGTAATCAGCCGGTCGTTCTCGATGGTGTGCGCTTCGCCTCGAAGGCGGAGGCGCGGCGCTACAGCGAGCTGCTGCTCCTCGCAAAAGTCGGCGACATCACCGACCTTGAATTGCAGCCGCGATACCCGCTCATCGTCGCTGGCGAGCGCATCGCGACTTACGTCGCCGACTTTCGCTACGTCCGCGCCGGCAAGACCGTGGTCGAGGACGTCAAGAGCCCGGCGAGCCGGACCCCGGTTTACAAGCTCAAGATCAAGCTGCTCCAAGCGCTGCACGGGATCGAGGTAGCAGAGATTTCCTGAGCAGACTGATTTAGCCGCTGGACACGCGCGTGCGTCCGCGACATGCGTCACGTCGTTGATACTCAAGGAGGCCAGTGTGAGAGATACCGATATATCACCGAGCGCATCACGTGACGCATCACGTGACATGCGCGTAGCGGATACGCGTGCAGGCACGCGAAAAACGACGCCGCCGCTTGTCGCCGCGCACGTCGATTTGCGCGACTTCCCGTTCATGCCGCTCGACGTCCGTCGATTGCGCGACAGCGACCTCGCCGCGACGTCGTCGAGCGATGCGTTCCGCGCGGCTGTGCTTTTGTGGTGTGCGTCATGGCATCAGATTCCTGCCGCGAGCCTGCCCGACGACGACGCGATCCTCGCCAATCTCGCGGGATACGGGCGCGGAGATGCAGCGCTGGCGGCATGGCAGGCCGTCAGGACGGTGGCCCTGCGTGGTTTCGTTCTTGCGAGTGATGGTCGGCACTATCATCCTGTTATTGCGGAAAAAGCGCTGGACGCGTGGCAGCGGAAGGAGTCGATGGCGGCGGCTCGCCTGTCGCACGCGGAGCGAATGAAAAGCTATCGCAGCCGTCGGCGGGCTGGTGATGATACCGAACAATCACGTGACACGCACGTGACTCATCACGCTGACACAGCACGTGAGGATCACACTACTGTAGCAGGTGACGGTGGCGTGCGCTCTTTAATAGGACAGGGACAGGGACAGGGACAGAGAGAGGAGAATAAGAATATATCCGTCGACGAAGTCGACGGAGCGTCTCCTGAAAAAATCGCCGCGAAGCCTAGTCGATACTCCGACGCGTTCCTCGCGTTCTGGGCCGCCTATCCGCGTAAGGTCGGCAAAGACGCGGCGCTGACGGCATGGCGCGCTGCGAAGAAGCGCCACGGTGTCGGAGCCGTCGAGCTGATCCAGACAGCCGCCGTGCGCCTCGCAGCCGAGATGACTGGACGCGATCTGACCTACTGCCCGCACCCGGCGACGTGGCTCAATCAGGGCCGATTTGCCGACCCTCAGACTGAGGCTCCGCTTGTCAGGTGGAGCGATAGGCCACAAAACAAAATGCCATCGGTAGCCGGAGGGTGAGGTGATTATCGAAAAGCTGCGTGAGGTGGGCATCACGCTGCGCGACGACGTTCCGGGCAATCGCTACACGACATGCCCGCGATGCAGCGCGCAGCGAAAGCCTGAGCATCGCAGGCAGCGATGCCTGAGTGTTGCGATAGGACCGACGAATATCAGTGGTGGGATATTGGAGCGAGGAGCGGCGGTGTGGCGTTGCCATCACTGCGGATGGACGGGAGGAGCGAGTGAGCGAGGTTTCGGCACTGACGGACGCGGCGGTGGAGGCGCTGCAGGCGAGAGGGCTCTGCCCGGAAACCGCCGTGCGATACGGGATCGGGAGTCCCGCCCGAGGCGGTGGTGGTGACGCAGTAGCGATACCGTTCGTCCGCAACGGCGCAACGGTCAACGTGAAGTTCCGCACGTTCGGCGGCAAGAAAAAATTCTGGCAGACCGCAGGTGGCGTGCAATGCCCGTGGAATGAGGATTGCCTGCGAGACGACACGCTGTGCGATCAGCCGCTCATCATCACGGAGGGCGAGATGGACGCGCTCGCCGCGATCTGCGCGGGCTATCAGCGCGTCATCAGCGTGCCGGGCGGAGCGCCAGCGCCGGGCGCGAATGACGACTCGGCGCGCTATCGATGGATCGACGACATCAGGCCGCTGCTATCGCTCGAACGCTGCAGGGAGATCATTCTCGCGGTCGATAACGACGCGCCCGGTGCGCAGCTACTGCACGACCTGAGTCTCAGGCTCGGCCGCTATCGATGTAAATTCCTGACGTACCCGAAGCACGGCGAGGGCGATGCGAGGCTGAAGGATCTCAACGAGGTCCTCCAGCATTACGGCCCGCCCGGTATCAGGGCGACGATCACGCGGGCGCAGTACCTGAAAGTCGACGGCGTGTTCCGCATGTCTGAGCTTCCGCCTGTTCCGGACGCGCCGATCTACGATATCGGCATCCCGAAGCTGAGGGACCATTACAAGGCTCGCCTCGGCGATTTCGCGGTCTGGACGGGCATTCCCAGCCACGGCAAGTCGTCGCTCGTCAACGACGTGTGTTGCCGGCTGGCGCAGGCGCACGGGCTTGTCACGGCGTTCGCCTCGTTCGAGCAATCGCCGCAGCGCGATCACAGGCGCAACCTGCGCACGTGGTACTGCCGCAAGCCGGTACAGCATTGCGACTCGCGTGAGATCCGCGACGCCGACGCATGGATCGACAGGCAGTTCTCCTTCGTCGTGCCCGGTGAGGACGACGACGTCACGCTCGACTGGATGCTCGACAAGCTCGAAGCGGCGGTCGTGCAGCACGGCGCGAAAGTCGTCGTGATAGACCCGTGGAATGAACTCGATCACGCGCGACGCAAGGACGAGACTCAGACGGAGTATGTGGGCCGCGCGATCAAGACGCTCAAGCGTTTCGCGCGCACGATGTGCGTGCATCTCATCGTCGTCGCGCACCCGGCGAAGCAGCAGAAAGATCCTTCGACGGGCGAGTATCGCATGCCGACGCTGTACGACATCAGCGACAGTGCCCACTGGTATAACAAGGCCGACCTCGGCGTCATCGTGCATAGGCTTCCGACCGTGACGCAGATCCGTGTCGGCAAGTCGCGGTATCACGACGAGATCGGAACGCCGGGCGATGTCGATGCAATTTTTGATTTCAATCAGAGGCGCTACGACGTTCCCTGAGGGCCAAAAAAAAGCCCCGGCGCAACGGCCGGGGCAGGTCACACGGAGGAGGTCGTAGTGTCAGGTATGGGCGGCCCGCGTCAAGCGCTGCTGCAGTCCGTGCATGGCCTCCCAGCAGCGCAGGTAGGCGTCATGCCGCGCGTGCTCTCGCACTGAGCCCTTGAAATTGTCGTAGGAGATCCGCTCGACCTCAGCGTGCAGGGCCTCCTGCAGTACCGTGCGCAGGACGTACAGGCGGTATTTGTAGTCGGTCCCGACGTCCTCCAGCACCTCGCCAGCGTACCCGCCGAAAACGAGTTCGAGGTCACCCGGGCAGCGCGCACGCACGCACATCCAGTCTTTGCCGTCCCCCGGGCAGCCCGGCGCGTCCGGGTCTGCGACCACGACGCTCAGGAATGCATCATTACAAAAAATCCACATTGATCTTGATCCCTTCGATTTCGCTAATCGGCCCGACGGGCATGCCGCCGACCCTGTCTGTCGCTTTGGTTTCAGGCCCTGCGGGCCTGACGTTTGGCGCTGGCGCGCGTTTTCGCGGCCGGGCGGCCTCGGCAGCGGAGAGCGAGCGAGGCCCACCGTCGGCCTCCTGAGGCGCTTGTGCGGGCGGCGGCCCTTTGAGGGTCCACCGCTTGCGGCACCCGAGGCACTCGTGACGCCGGATCACGTGACCGGCCGTGCTATGAGTCACCCGGATCACCCGGGCCTCGGAGCCGCATTCGACGCAGTGGACCGGTGGCCGCCTCATATCGCTCGATCTCCTCGACGGGCACCGGGCCGACCATCCAGCCGTCCTCGATAGCCCAGACAATCCGAACGCCCGTCCCGAATACCGCCTCGACCTCGCGGGCCTTGGCGCAGCAGACGGGAAACCGCCTGTTGACCTCGGCCCTGAGTCGCTCGCGCCGCTGCTCGTACAGCCGCTGCTCTGCGGCCCGAGCGTCGTGCTCGTCATCGAACACGGGCTCGGGCCACCCCTCACGCATCAGGCTGCCACCCGGTCGAGCATGCGTCCAGCGATAGCCTCCAGCTTGATCCGCTGGTCCTGATACGTCTCCTGACGCGCGCTGGCGGTGATGGCCTGCGCAAAATCCCAGACGCTCTCAGGCGGACGCTGCTCCTCTTCCAGCGAGATCCCGATGAGCGACCGGGAGGTTTTCTCGGAGAAGCCGAACCGGGCGAGGAACTCCACTCGCTCCTCGTCGGTTTTCGCGACGATGCGGTTTTTCGCGGCAGCGACGCCCATCACGACCTTGCTCGTGGAGCCGTTGGCGTATTCCAGCAGGGCCGGGCTCGCCTCGGTGAAGAAGCGGTCCGGAGCGCCGCTGGTGTGCGCGAACCGGATCTCGTTGAACCCCTCGACGCCCCAGAGGTTTCTGTTCTGACACACCCCTCTCAAGTACATCGTAGCGATGCCGAAAGTCTTGTCTCCGACCTCCGAGTTCCAGACATAAAAACCCCGGAACATGAGGTCTGGATCGCCATTGGCGAGCTTGCCGACCTCGATGGGATTGAGGTCATCGACGAGGAAGAGGAAAACGTCACGGTCGCTGGCGTAGAGCGTCGTCGAGTCTTTGGTCACGTCGACGCGCGGGTTATAGGCCACGCCCGTGCGGGCCGCCCAGTCGATGCAGCCCGGCACTTTCCAGTCGCCGGCCTCTTGGACGCGTATCACGGCGTCGACAACGTCCCGGTCATAGATCCGGCCGTAGCGCGGCGAGGTGATCGCCCGGATCGTGGGCTCGCCGCCGCCGGTGCGCAGGTAGGCCGCGACGGCCTTCTGCTCCGCTGACTGCAGGCCGTAGTTGAGGCAGGTTGCAGCGAGCGGGCCGGGCAGGGTGCGCAGGTAGCGCGCCGGCGCTCCAGCCATGCGGGCGACCTGATCGTAGGCGTAGTGCGTGGCGTCGACCGCATTGCCGCCGATCTGCAGGCGCAGGTAGTCGGTGTCGTCCTCGCTGTAGACCGCCTCGATCTCAGCCGGCAGCACCTCGACCGAGGTCGATTCGTCGGCCCACCGCGCCACCTGAGCGCGCAGGTCTTTCAGGTTCAGGAATTTCTGGTCATCCGGGCGCGAGGCCCACTGATTGCTGACCGTGCCCACCCGCTCACCGCGAGATACGTCGATTGTGTGTGTCATTTTTTGGCTCCGTGTTTGTCGGCGGCTTGTCCGTCGATGAGCAGATAATATCACAGTGCTGATACTCTGCAAGCGGAAAAGTGTCATCAGACCGAAAATCTTTGCACAAACCTCAGGGCGCTGATATACCGGCGCTCGCAGGGGTCGACGCCTCCCGTTACCCTGCCTGAGAGGCCCGGGCGGAGTGTCCCCCCACCCGTCCTGCCGCCCGGGCCTCAGACCTCGCAGGGTGATCATGGCAAGCGCGGACCTCTCCATCGTCTATCGCCCCCTCGCTGAGCTGATCCCCTATGCCCGCAACGCTCGGACGCACAGCGACGTGCAGGTCGCTCAGATCGCCGCGTCGATCCGGGAGTTCGGCTGGACTAATCCGGTCCTGATCGATCCGGAGGGCGGGATAATCGCCGGCCATGGACGCGTCATGGCGGCCCGCAAGCTGGCGCTCACCGAGGTCCCGACGATCACCCTGCCTCACCTCACAGAGGCGCAGAGGCGCGCCTACGTGCTCGCGGACAACCAGCTCGCGCTTAACGCCGGGTGGGATATCGATATGCTCAAGATCGAGCTGTCGGATCTCAACGAGATGGATTTCGACCTCTCCCTGACGGGCTTTTCCGTCGACGAGATTGATCGCCTGCTCGCGCCCGCAGGCTCAGAGGGACTCACCGACCCGGACGAGACGCCAGAGGCTCCAGCGCAGCCTGTCTCCGTGCTCGGCGACGTGTGGGTGTGCGGATCGCACCGCGTAATGTGCGGAAGCAGCCTAGAGCAAACGTCGGTCGAGAGGCTTTGTGATGGGCAGGCCGTGGACATGCTGCTGACTGATCCGCCTTACAACGTCGCTTATACCGGCAAGACGAAAGACGCGCTCACGATCAAAAACGACAGCATGGACGACCAGTCTTTTCGTGACTTCTTGCGCGACGCATTTGTCTCCGCAGATACCGTGATGAAGGCTGGAGCTGTGTTCTACATCTGGCACGCTGACTCGGAGGGCTACAACTTCCGTGGCGCGTGCAAGGACGCTGGCTGGACAGTGCGGCAGTGCCTGATCTGGCGAAAAAACCACATGGTAATGGGCCGACAGGATTATCACTGGCGTCACGAGCCGTGCCTCTACGGCTGGAAGGATGGCGCTGCTCACCTTTGGGCAGCAGATCGAAAGCAGACAACTATCCTCGAATTTGATCGCCCTTCGCGTAACGAAGATCACCCGACGATGAAGCCTGTCGCTTTGTTCGAGTATCAATTGCTGAACAACACTAAGGGCGGAGACATAGTATTGGACAGCTTTGGCGGGTCCGGAACTACGTTAATCGCTGCCGAGAAGAACGGGCGCTTGTCGCGTCTGATGGAATTGGACCCAAAGTACGTCGACGTGATTGTGCAGCGCTGGCAGGCCTTCACCGGCAAGCAGGCGACGCTTGAGTCCACCGGTGAGACGTTCGCGGAGGTCGCAGGTCAGCGCGGCCGGTCTGTCGCCACGACGCAAGAGGGTGTCACGGAAGAGATAAAGCCAAAGCGCAAGAAAAGGGCCGCCGCATGAGCCGCGAGGAGATGCTGTCGCCGCACTTTTCCCTGCGCGAGATGACGCGCAGCGACACCGCCGCAAGACGCGGCATCGACAATAGCGCGCCCGACTCGGTGCGCTCTGCTCTGAGGATGGTCGCGCTCGCCGTTCTGGAGCCGATCCGCGCGGAGTTCGGTCCGGTGCTGATCACGTCAGGCTACCGCTCGCCGGCGCTAAATCGCGCGATCAAGGGCAGCGCGAAGTCGCAGCACATGCTCGGGCAGGCGGTCGACTTCGAGGTCCCGCTGATCGCCAACGCCAAGCTCGCGGCGTGGATCGAGAAGAACATCGACTACGACTGCCTGATCCTCGAATTTCACGACCCGCGCGATCCGTTCAGCGGCTGGGTCCACTGCAGCTATGTCGGGCAATCTAACCGAAGGAAGTCGCTTACGGCGCAGCGCGTCGACGGGAAGGTCATTTACTCGGAGGGGCTGGCATGAAGCGCGTCAAGAAAATCACACTGTACGCGCTGCTCGCCGGCGTCCTGATCACAGGCTCGGCAATCGCCGTCGCCAAGTGGGCGAAGGGCCGCCGAGAGTAGACCCGGCGGCCGTCACCTCAGTCGTCGTCCGACTCTGGCAGACCCGCCGGCATTGTCTTGCCTGCGATACCGCGCTCCTCCCGGGCCTGCCGCATCGGGATTGCCTCGTCGAGCGTCATCCTGACAGCGCGTGCGTCAGGGCGTGTCGCAAGTGACGCGTCGCGGTCCTCCCGGAGAGCACTGTAATATTCACGGAGAATGAAAATCCAATCCTGAATCAGGCAAAGCCGGTCGACGCGAGACATGCGCTCGAACTCGGGATTGAATTTTATCTGCCCGTCCGTGATCTCGTCGCCAGTAAGACGCTCGTCGCGTGCGTCGTGACGCGCATTAAGCTCGACCAGTGGCCTCGGGACGCGCGGCGGCGCTGGTGTGTTACCTGACATCTCCCGCCTCCCTCCTGCGCATCAGGGCGCACGTGGAGCGCACCAGCGCGATAGGCTGGCGCTGGCGCAGGTGGGCCGTCAGATCCCACGCTCTCTGCTCGGCTGACCGCGCGAGGTG